AACCGATTGCATTATGGACTCAATCAGGGGTTTCAGGTCATTGATTTTCATGAAGTTAGAGATAAATAGGTTATCACCATCAAACAAGAACAGCCTCTTTCTACGAATAGAAGAGAGGCTGCTTATTAGATCATATATGTTGAATTAGTGGTTCTACTTTTTCCAGTACCGAGATCTTTGGCTCTTGGTAATCAAGTTAGCTAACCTTGTGCTTTCAGCTGTGGCACGATTTACTAAAATGTGACCAATGCGTGCAGAAAGTTCCGGAATATCTTGTGGAGTGTAGCCAAGTCTAGCCAATTCCATAGCCATGTGGTCTTCGCGATCAATACCGCCCTCTTGATCGTTCATGACAGTCATTACGGCATTATACAACGCTCCACTAGAACTAGATTTTTCCTTGGCAACCGGTGGACGCAATGGCATTGCTTTTTGCACAGCTTCATTGACAATATTGACTAGTTCTCTTTTGGTAATTTTCATGCTCACTCCATTCATATAACAGTTACGAATATACGAAATGAACGACTAATACTGAAGAACCGCGTTATCAAAGCGGATGGTCAGAGCAATTTCAACTTGATCTGATCCTTCATAGGTTAGTTCGTTGAAGTTTGCTTCAGTAACGAACGCACCCTTGAGATCCCAGAGCTGCACTTGAGTTCCAACTGGATCAAGCATCTTGATCTGAATGTCTCTCTTGTAGAAGTCAGCATAACCTGAACGTCCAGAGACGGATTCAAAGCAGAGTCTAATCCACTCCATAACCTGTTGAGCACCCGAGGGAGCTACAGCGTCATAGAGAGTAACTGCAATCGTTCCGAAAGTTGTCTTGCCAGCAACGTATCTCGTGCTGTTAATCCAGTTGATTACAACTTCTTCAGTTGTAATCGTTGGACGTGCTGCTGTCTTGATTAGAAATGCATCAATACCTTCAATCGCAAGCAAGAACTGACGTTTTGCAAGTGGTTGAAACTTAGTTGGGAGCATGTCCTCTACGCCGAGCGTTGTTGCCATAGTCGTTTACCTTTATTCTTTACCTAAATAGGTGTCACCCGTTAAGTATAAGTTCCTTTAATTCTATTACCTGGAGAAGTGCTGTTCCACAGCTTTGCCAAGTTCAATTCTGTCAACTCTGTTGAATTCATCCGGTGTCATACGAGGAGTTTCCCCATCGTTTTCACTGACACCCTCTTCGTTTGTTGCCATAGACAAGAATTCATCTGCCAAATCGGTATAATACTCTTCTGGTGTTGCATACATCATTGGGTCTTGCTTGTTTCTTGTCATGTGACGAGAAATCATGTAGAACCTGCTGACAGCGTTTGGATCATCGTGAGTAACCATGCGAGTAGCTCTTGCTACCAAGTCCAGAACCTCTGGGTTGATCGGTGAAGGATGCCCTCCACCGCCTTTTAGAGTTTCCATCTCGTAATACTCCTCCAGAGCCTTGATCTCCTTGAGAGAAGCCTTTACGCGCTTTATAATGAATTCCTGGAGTGGTTTAATAGCTAGTGTCTTCATTGGTGTTAGTTATTAGCCCTGAACGAAGTTACCACGGTTGGTTAGAACGAAGTCTAGAGACAAGAATTCCAAGGTCTTTGTTGGCTGCAAGAAGATCTTGCCACGAACCGTCTTGTTTTCAACGTCAGCTTGCGTCGTTGTCGTTGTGTCAATAACAACTTTGAAGTTGTTTAGACCCTGAAGATCTTGACATCTCTTGAGGATTGGAGTTACCAACTGCGAGAATCTCTCAAGAGTGGTTTCTCTGTTCTGTTCAAAGAGAATCTTGTTTGCAACTTTCTTAACGTCTCTACGGAGAGAGATGAGAAGTCTACGAACATTGACTCTATCAAGAGCACTTGCCTTGGCTTGAACTGTCTTCTGTCCCCAAACAACCACTCCGGTGCTTCCTGCGAAGGCAACGATTGGGTTGATGTTAACTCCGTAGAGTGCATCAAGGTTTGGCTTGGAAAGACCTAGAACTGCATCGTTCACGGTCTCAAGAACTGCTCTGTTGTAACCTGCTGGTGCAAACCATGGGAATGCTACAGCATCGTTCTTGGCATATGCTCCAAGTACAGCTACAGAAGGTGGAACCCTTGTGGTTGTACGGTTGAAGGTGTCTCTCATGTTAACGTCTGGGAAGTAACCAGCGGCAAAGCTGCTGTTTAGTCCTCTTCCACGGAAGTCGGTTGCCGTGTTAACAACACTGAGTTGCTGAGCCGGGTCAATAACCAAGTTGTTGTTTACATCTCGTTCTTCAATATCCATCACGTAGATAGCGTCAAAACGATTCTCAGTTACGCGGATAGCTGTGTCGGTGACATAGCGATGACGGATACCTGGAATTGTCAAGACTTGAATGTCAACTTCGCTTGTGTCATTCATCAAGGTCAAGGCTTGGATGTAACTTGTAACGGTTGGACCGTTAGAGAAGTTACGGGTCTGATTATCAATCTCTTGAACAACAGCGTTGTTTGAGAGGTATTGAGTATCTGCATTGAACGGACGAACTCCATCAAAACCACCCTGGATGAAGAATGTGAACTTGGAAACTTGCTTGACCGAAGGATCGGTAAGGTCGTTCACAGCCCATGCCCTCAAGAGGTTGGTTGTGTCGGTTGTAATGATACCCGTGCGAACATAGCTCCAGTTCTGGAGGAATGCTGCATCAGCAAGGTTGCTGGTGGTGTTATACTGAACCTTGATCTTCTCTAGGGAGAAGGCATTGTTGTTAAACCTGTCAGCGTCTAGGATACCATCTGTTGTAGAATCTTGTTGTCCTTCATTGCTGCCTGTGATAACATTTGCCCAGACTAGTTGGAAGTTAGGGAAGTAGGTTGTGAAGCTGGCAATCGTCTGGTTGATAACCGTGCTGTTGTTTGCATCCAGAGCATTGTTCTGTTGTTCAAACTGAACACCCCAGTAGAGTGTCTTGTCAACAGTTTGTGCTGGTACTAGTCCTCTGGTCAAGTATAGACGCATTGGAATAGGCATCTGGGTAACGTTACTGAACGGTGTTGAACCAAGTCCAGATTGGTAGTAGGCATCTGTAAGAGCCGAAGCTGCTAGAGGTGCTGTTCCGGAGGTAACCAAGTGAGGATGACCACGGAATCCAACAGGTAGAGCCGTTGGGTCTACAGTTGCGTTCATTACATCGTCAGTGATGTCAACTCTGATGTACTTGGACTGATTACTGTAAAGTCCGGTGGTCTGAAGCTTCTGAGATCCCTGAGCTGCGTCAAAGTTGTAGAAAGTGTGAACGTCTCCAATGATATTGCCAATGAATCTTGGGCTAGAAAGATCTAGAGTCAAGTTTCTCCATTGTTCAATAACAATTCTGTTTTGATCGGTGTCATTAAAGTCACGAACGATCAAGTCAAATGTACCATATCTGGTTATGTCACTTAGAGAAGGACTAATATTTTCAATAGAAACCTTCACCTTGGCATTGGGATACTGTCCGTCGTCTAGAGACCAAACACGGAAGAGATTGATTGGCTTACCACCGAACTTCTGAGACGTAATCATTGGAGAAGATGCCGTACGGAATCTGTCTTCAAAGTTCTCAAAGTTTGGAGCGGTTGTAGAACCAGAGTTTCTGGTTTGTGAACCAGTTAGAAGGAATGCGACTCTTTCATAACCACCAGCAGCATTTGCACCAGAAGCCTGAGCAACGATACCTGAACCAGTCACAACTGCCATTGCAGGGTGAATGTCATACTGCGAGTAGAGAAAGTAACCAGAATTCTCAAGCTTTAGTGGATCTTTGTTGAAGATTCTACCAAAGTAGTTTGGAGCTTGTGGATCAAATGAAGCCGTGATGACATTTGAGTAAGCACCACTCAAACCAGCTTGACCATTGAGTAACATAACGAACTCGGATCTGCCACCACTGAGATTAACAGAACCAGTAATGGTTCCTCTCAGGACGCCAGTTGAGTTAGCAGCTGTGGTGATAGATGGTGCCGAGCTGACAACGTTGGAAGCCGACAGTGTAAGAATAACACCAGAAGCAGCCATGATGAAACCACGGATGATTGGTGTTGCTACGTTAGAAGCACTCATTGGAAGTGCCATGCCAGCATCTGAGAACATTGCTGAACCAGAAGACTGACTCATGAAACAGCCTAGAATGTATGCTCTGCCGGGATCGCCGTTTGCAACAGCGTTGTTACCATTGCTAAGAGCACCAGCGAGCGCTCCACCTTGTGGTTGTCTGTCTCCAACAATGAATCCTGCGGTTGGAACATTGCCTGTGTTTGTAGCTGCTGAACTTCTCTGTTGAGCCTGTCCAACACCAAGCACTCTAAGGAATGTAATAGCCTGAGCGTTACGAAGCCACTCGTTTACTGCAAGTGGTCCGTTTATGAAGCCGGTTGTAGGAGCTCCGAACTTTACAACGTAGTCATTGATTGTTGGAAGCGTATAAGGCACGAATGCTGGCCCCTTAATAGAGGAAGCAATAACGCCCGCAGGGATACCAACTGGAACAATTGCTGTTGGTCCAGTTAGATCTATTTCTCTTGCAGCTACGCCTGCGCTACCGAATGTTGTGTCTGGCATTATATCTCTCCAGCCATATGGCCAATTCCTAAGTAAGTATTAGTTCCGTGAGTTTTACGCAAACTGCACTCCACTGTTGGTAATGATGAAGTCAATTGCGATGATTTCAATTGCACGCGTGGGCACCATTCTAATTGTGCAGTTAACACGATTAGAATCTTCGTCTGCCGAGGTGTTATTTGTGTTGTCCGAAGTAACCTTGAACAACTCAATACCTTGCTTGACTTGCACGTTTGCTAGCATTGCGCTCAAGTTGTTAACCAAACGATCTCTGGTTGCTTGAGTGATCTGATCAAACAAGATCTTGTTACCGATGTCAATTGCGACTCTCTTGACTTCTAGAATCATTCTCTTGACATTGATACTGTCTAGAGCAGAAACCTGTTGCTGTAGTGTCTTCTGTGCGAAGATTACATAGCTTTGTCCTGGGAATCTGATGATCGGATTGATACGTGTCTGGTACATGCGATCACGTTCAGGCTGATTGACTCTTGCTTGTGTGAGAACAACGAAGTCCAGAGCACCTCTGTTGAATCCAGCAGGAGCGAACCATGGGTAGGACACCTTGTCATTGTAACCCAAGGCAGCTAGAGCTGCTACAGATGCTGGTACTTGAACTCTTCTGTTGTTGGTCGTGTCATCAATTACAACGTTAGGGAAGTAGGCAGCTGCATGGTTGTTGTCAACCGCGCGCGTTTCAAAGTTGTTGGCAGTCTGATTGATATCAACAAACTTACCAATATCGCTGTCAAAGATACGATTTCCCAAGAAGTCGTAGTATGGAATGTCCATCAAGTAGAGAGCAAGGCCGTAGTCTCTGCACTTCTGTGCTGCATCGTCTGTAACGAATGGCTCACGGATACCTGGAAGTGCCAAGATGTTGATGTTTGAAGCAACTGCGTCGGTTAGGATTCTTGTTGCTGTCTGATACGAGAACACAGCATTGTTGTCAATACCCACACCAGCTTGGTTGCCAGTAAATCCTGGAGAAGTGAATGAAGCAGCTGCACCTCCAAGGATTTCCGTAGAAGTTGCCTTGTCTGTGAATCTTGAAGCTTCCTTGTCTAGAATGTTGGAACCATCCCAACCACCATACATAACCATGCTGAACTTCATGTAGTCAGCGAAACGGTTAAACACGCTGGAATCTGAACCAGACTGTAGAAGTGAAGCAAAGGTGATACGATTACCAATGCTGTCAGCAATTTGGTAGGTGCTTCCATCTGGAGCTCCGTTACGGATGTATGCAGTCTCGCGCATGTGAGCAGTTGCAGATGCTGTAACGTCCGTCATTGTGGTGTTTGAAAGACAAACACGAGCTAGAGTAAACTTGTTACTGTTGAACGTGTCAGTCTTTGAACCAGTTACAAGAACATCAAGCTTGTCAATACCCGCAAACTTAGTAAGCGAAGCAATCAAAGCATTTGGCTCTGTTACAATGTTCTGATCTAGAACGTTGCTGTTGTTGATGTTTGTTCCTCTTTCAAACTTAACACCCCAGTAGAGTCTAGAGTCAACCACTTCGGTTGGACCTGGATAACCTTCAAAGATTGAAGATGCAGACACTGGTCCTCTTGTGACCTTGAATCTGTAAGGGATAGGAGGAATGATGGCTCCCAATACCTTGGTATCAAAACCTGAACCAGAAGCGCTGAGTCTGATTGTACCAGCTGAAGAGCTGATGTCGGTCAAAGCGGTGTTGGTGTTCAACAACTCTGGTCCGTGGAATCCGAATGGAAGGCACTTCTTAGGTGTCAGTCCGAAGTCTACGTCAGTTGTCATTACCACACGAACATACTTGGATCTGTTTGGGTACTTGCCAGACTTCACCAGTCTACGATCATCAATTGCTAGAACGTCAAAGCTGTAAGCAACCTTAACATCTCCAATGATTCTACCAATGTAGTTGTCAGAGTTGGGATCTAGAGTCAAGTTGTTGTACTGCTCTAGGATCTTTGGGTTAAGATCATTATCGTCAAATGTTCTGATAAGCAAGGCAAAGGTACCGTACTCGTTACGAGGATCGGTAGATGCTCTTACGTTAGCAATTGAGATCTTGTACTTGCTGTTAGCATAAGCACCGTCATCCAAAGGCTCAACACGGAACAAGTCATATTCAGCTATACCGAAAGGCTGGCTGATAATCATTGGTGTTGTTGGGGTCGTGTATCTGGTGTTCAAGCTACCAAAGGCATCACGGAAGGTTAGACCTGTGTTGCCAGAGGTTGTAGAGGTGTTTGTTGTACCAGAAACAACCACAATGGAGTCAACCACTGTTGAGATTGTAGCTAGTTCATCATCAACTGCAAAGTCGCTATAGTACAAGTGCTTTTGTTCACTGAACTTGTCTGGATCTGTGTTGAGGATCTTACCAATGTAGTTTGCGTCCGTTGGGTTCAACGAAGCTGTAAGGATTCTTACGCCAGCGTAGCCATCGGAGTTAGCAAATGAGGCGCCGACGCTTGAGGAGATAACAAGCTTAAACTTCTTGTATGTTGGGCTTGAAGTACCCAAGTCAATAGAAGCAGCATCGTCCATAAGCGAGCTGAAGGTATCAGAAGCACTCATCACCATGATACGAGTATCAGATGCAGGGAAGATAACACCACGAACGAGGTTGACTGTTCCAGAAGCACTTGAGGTTGCATCGGTGAAGAAGCTTTGGTTGTCCGAGAACATTGGGAAGCCATAGACTTCAGTTCCTGTAACAACATGCTTTGCAATAATGAACTGAGCTACACCATTGTAACGAGCGTCAACACCACCAGATGGAGGCGTTACAACAGATCCAGTGAGAGCGAAACCAGCATTCTTAACGGTACCTCTAATGAGAGTGTTTTGAAAGTCTGTAGCAGTCGTG